CAGCACCAGTTCAGCAGACCGTTCCGGTTCAGCAGACAGCACCAGTTCAGCAGACCGTTCCGGTACAGCAGAGCGAATCATCCGGTGATCCGGTTCTGGATGCCCTTCTGGGACTGCGAGATGACATGAAAAAACAGGCGTTGCTGTTTTCCTCACAGCCTGCAAACCAGACAGAAACCACGAATGACATTTTAGCATCCATTATCAACCCGAAAGGAGAAAAATAATGCCGAGTGATTTAACTTTTAATCAGCTTTCTACCGTGTTGTCAGACATTGTAGAACAGGCTACTGGGCAGAAAGCATTAGCACCGCTTAACACTGCATCCTTTATTACTGTTGCGAAAAAAGGATTAGAAGCTGGATATGATCCGCTATCCACAGCAATTTCACAGGTACTATCCAGAACAATCTTTTCTGTAAGACCCTACAGCAGAAAGTTCAAAGGTTTGAACGTGTCAAACCAGCGGTACGGAAACCACGTTCGTAAACTGCTGACTATTGATAAGCCCTTTGAGGATGATGACAGGTTAAAGCTGGTAGACGGGGAGTCTATTGATCAGTACCGGGTGAACAAACCGAAAGTTTTACAGACAAACTTCTACGGGGCAAACGTCTATCAGAAGTCAGTGACGATATACAAAGATCAGTTAGACTGTGCTTTCTCCTCACCGGATGAGTTTGCATCATTCATTTCAATGGTTATGCAGAACTCATCTGATATGATCGAGCAGGCACACGAGGAAACAGCCCGTGCAACAATCGGGAATTTGATCGCTGGTATTTACGCCATGGAAACAGATACTGGCAAAGCAGGCACGGCAAAAGCAACAGGACAGAAACGCGCGGTTAATCTCCTCGCACTTTACAATCAGGAAAGTGGAAAATCTCTGACTGTTGCTGATGTGTTCAAACCAGAAAATTTTGAAAGTTTCATTAAGTTTACATTTTCGTCAATCAATACAATTGCTGATTTAATGACAGACAGAAATGGCCTGTTTTGTTCACAGCTCACAGACTATCCGATTCTCCGCCACACACCGAAAAACCGAATGAAGTTCTATCTCAACTCAAATCTGGTGAACAAAATCAACTCCGAAGTCTATTCTAGTGTGTTCAATCCGGATTTTCTGAAACTGGTTGACTTTGAAACTGTTAATTACTGGCAGTCTCCACTCTCCTCAGCCGCAGTGAAAGCTAACGTCACTGTTTTGAAAAATGATGGTACGTTAGTTGATATGCCTAATATTTCCATGGCAAGTGTGCTTGGCGTTTTGTTTGACGAAGAAGCCGCTGGCTACACAACCGTGAATCAGTGGTCAAAACCTAGCCCTTTTAACGCGCGTGGTGGATATTACAATCAGTTCTGGCACTTTACGGATCGCTACTGGAACGACTTTACAGAAAATGCGGTTATCTTCTATCTCGAATAATGTTTCGCATGGACATAACAGAAAGGAGTGAACATGGCATTATCAGTTACTCTTTACACCTTTTCCAAACGGCTCAACAGTACAAAAAATCCCCCCGTTGAGGGGGGATTCACTGTACAAGCCGTCTTAAAAGACTACACCTCTATCATCAGACCGGAACTGGAAGTGGTTGAAAACGTGACCGCTTATAACTACGCCTACATTCCATCTTTCTCTCGTTACTATTTCGTACGGGATGTAATTTGGGAGAAAGGTGTCTGGCGCATTGTACTGTCAGAGGACGTTCTTGCAACGTATAAATCGGTAATTGGCGGCACAACCGCCTATATTTTACGCTGTGCAACGTTTCAAGACCCTACCATCACAGATTTACTCTATCCGGCAACTACCGAAATCGACACTCAGAAAACAGAATTTACCCTGGAAGACGGATGGATCGAAAACCCGACCGTGGCAAACGGCTATTATGTGGTGGGCATTGTGAATAATCTGGACACTGCCTATGGAGCAGTTGCCTACTATGTTATGACCGGAAAAGAAATGGCAGATTTCCGTGCATACATGTTAGGAGACATCCAATCATGGGATCAGATCACAGACTTTTCCGGTGACGTTGCGAAAGCATTCATTGACCCATTTCAATATGTTGTTTCCTGTATGTGGTTTCCAACGGGCGTTCCGGTTGATCCAGTCAAAAAGACAATTGCCTTTGGTTACTGGAAATCAAACCTTGAAGCGTCCGTATTATCACAGACCACACGGAACTATCCGTTTTCTTTAGCTAGACCAGACCGAACCAACAACAAAGATGTTACTTATCTCTACCGGACACCGTGGGCAAACTACTATCTGTACTTGCAACCGTGGGGTGCAGTTCAATTGGATGCGTCAAAAATCGGGAAAACCGGAGTTAGTTGTAACATCACCTACGATTTTGTGAGCGGAAAAGCAATCTTAACTGTTACATCGAAATTAACAAATGATGTGCTGTACAATGGTGAAGCACAGGTAGGTGTGCAGATGCAGTTATCGAACGTAGGTTTGAATCTGAAAAGCGCTACGGGTAGTGTGAGTGGGTTGATCGAAGCGGCGAAAAACTCCCTCGGCGGTGTAATCGGTAGCATCGGTCAGAAGTTCAGCGCAAGTAGCATCGCATCCAGCGTGTTCGCTAGTAATGCGTCCGTACAAAGCACAGGCACTAATAGCGGCATGGCGGCAGATTCGCTCGGCGGAAAAGCCACTCTCTTCGCAAACTACTATGAATCAGTTATGTTTGACGTAGCAGATAACGGAAAACCGCTCTGTCAGAACCGGAAAATATCGGACTGCACAGGCTATGTAAAAGTGGAAAACGGAGCAATCAATTTTTCCGCTACAGAACCGGAAAAGCAAATAGTAAAAGAATATTTAGAAGGAGGATTCTATTATGAGTGAGATTAAAATGTATTCACTGCCGACAACCGTAGCAGTAGCTATCCTTGTCATTGGGGGTAATTATGGAAACGGAACCGAGCGTACCAAGCGCTTGAAAGCAGACGGCTTTGATCCTGTCAAAGTGCAGAAATGTGTAAATGACCTTCTTCCTATAATCAAGAGGTTTCGTTAATGGTCGGGAATATTCAAGTGTCATATCAGTGGGCGATTGACACTTGCAACAAAAAGAACGTCGGTTATTCCCAGACATACCGAAATCAGCAGACAGTGAACGGTATCACTTATTACGACTGTAGTTCCTTTATCTGGTATGCGCTTCTTGCATCTGGCTTTGATGTAGTAGCCGCCCATGGTGGGCAAAGCTGGCCTTTTACCACCTATGACATGGTTGGTGTGTTGGATGCTTTAGGTTTCAACCGTGTCCCGGTTGGCGATCCATGGAAACCCGGTGACATTCTGGTGCGTAACAACCAATACGGCAACCATACGGAAATGGTCTATGATGGGCGGCGGACGATGGGTGCGCACAGTTCTACCTATCCCCTGGGGGAACAGGTGTCAATTAACACCGGAGACAGCAATCCGGCTACCTGGGACACTTGCCACCGTTTTGGCGGTGGTGCAAGTGGGGCAAAAGGAAGCAGTGCTTATGTAGTAGCCGCTATTTGCGGTAATTTCTGGCAGGAATCCGGCATCAATCCCGGCATCTGGCAGGACTTGCGCGAATCTTCATTTACAGACTTACTGGTTGGATTCGGTCTTGGTCAGTGGACAAATACGGATGGTGATGCGCATGGACGTCTTTACAAATTGCATGAATGGTTGATGAACAACGGCTATGCGGATGATGATGGTGTCGGACAGCTGAACTATCTGATTCACGAAAATGTGTGGTACAGCACGGAAGAAGCATCCGCCTATAAGAATCTGACTGAATTTTTGACCAGTGACAGCACAGATATTGCGGCGTTAACCCACGCATGGAACATCGGTTGGGAAGGGATTCATGACAGCTCGTGGGATGCCCGTGTGCAGTATGCACAGAACTGTTATGACTATATCATCGCTCATGCGAATGACACATCTATCACAACCTGGGCAAAAGGTAACCGTTACCTCAGCGAATCAGAGCGTTATAACAACGCAGTGTTAATTTATCGTTTCCTCAGCACGGGGGCAACACCCGGAACAGGCACGACATTTCTGATTGCGGTTCTCAGTAAAAAGAAACGGAGGGACAGAAAGAATGTATAATGGCATACCCTTTTCAGCGGACTACATCAATGCGGCAAACTCGGTGATTTCACCGAGTACCGTGCATTGCCGGAATACCAGCTTATCTCTTTATTTTCAGCGGTATCTCTTACAGAAAGCGATGAGCGTTTTCAAATGGGAGATGCCGCCGGAATGGTCGAAGAACTACACCCTTTATACGCTGTACTGCTGGGGCTTTTTCGCTGTAGTCAACACAGACAGGTACGGAGTGATCCCACAGGCCTGTGGTCTGCGCGGATATGATGTATTCTATCAGCCGACTAACGCAATCATCACGAACCCACTCCTCTCCGGGACACTGGAACCGAGAATTGGTTTGCAGTGCGAACTGGTTCGGTTACAGCCGGATTACGGCGGCATCATGGATATTGTTACCTATTATGCGGATATGCTGGCTCTCTGCGCTGAATCCGTAGGAATGAATCTGGTCAACAGTAAACTTGCTTATGTCTTTGCCGCCGAGAACAAAGCTATGGCGGAAACATTCAAAAAGCTGTATGATCAGATTGCGGCGGGAAATGCAGCTGCTGTCATTGACAAACAGTTATTCCGGGAAGACGGAAAGGCGAGCTGGCAGATGTTCAACCAGAACGTCGGTCAGAACTACATCGCAGATCAAGTGCTTTCGGATATGAGGAAAATCGAAGCTATGTTCTGCACGGATGTAGGCATCCCGAACGCCAACACGGACAAAAAGGAACGGTTAATCACAGATGAGGTGAACGCTAATAAGGTGGAGACACGTTCAAAGTGTGACCTCTGGCTGGAAGAATTAAAAGAATCCTGCGAGAAAGTGCGAGAGATGTTCGGCATCAAACTGGATGTGGACTGGCGTTACAAAGGAGGTGTAGAAGATGGCAACGTTGAGCCTGTTAGGACTGTATAATTATGATGAATCCCTTTTGGATGGACTGATCGAAAGTTTACCAAACAGATATGGCATCCCATCTGGCTATGCAGATTCCTACTACACGGATGTTATCATTGATCCTCAGACCGTAGTGGAAAATCTGCTGGTGGAATGCGCCGAGTTTGAAATCTTGTATTCAGACTTTAACGCATTAAAGCGCATCATCAAAATTTGGTCTGCAAAAGAGAAACTGGTGTGGCAGAAAATGTATAACACCATCTGCTATAAATACAATCCTATCTGGAACAAAGACGGAAAATCTGTCTGGACGGAACGGCAGAGCGCAACCGGAAAGAAGACAGAAACGGAAAAAGGATCAAAAACCACCAACGCCAATGGAACAACCAATGATGAATATACATCAACTAGCAACACAACAAATAAAACAACCGGAACGGGTACAAATACCCGTGCGGGAAGTGATGAGACAACCGGAAAAGTCAGTGCCTATAACAGCACAGATTTTCAGAACCGGGAGAAAACAAACAGCACAGCAAGCGAAAACAACAGCACCGAAAGCACAGAAGATTTCACTGGCAACGGAAAAGTAACAAATTCCGGAACGAAAACGATTGTGAATACAGGTGATGAAACGAATAATGTTTCACGTGAAACATCTGACAACAACACGGGTGAAACAACGCATGAACAGACAGAAACCGGAAACATTGGAATCACGTTAACTCAGAATATGATTACTGCGGAACGTGAAATCGCCATGTTCAATATCATTGATTTTATTATCAATGATTTCAAAGAACGTTTCTGTTTACTGATTTATTGAAAGGAGAATGCGAAATGGGATTATTTGATCAGTTTCCGTATACTAATTTTCACGAATTAAACCTTGACTGGCTTATTGAACGTATGAAACACTGTCTGTCTGTAGTCGATGGTATCAATGCAAACATTGATGCCGCTGTTGAACGCGAAATTGAAAAACTGGTAGAAACTGGTGAATTTGAACAGTTTCTGTATAACATGTTCAAAGAACACACGGATAACGCAGTGTTATGGGGCGCAGACCCCACTGGAGTTGACGATTCTTCTGTAGTCATCAATAAAATGTTAAGCACCATAGGTAGTTGCTATCTGCCGAATGGTATTTATCGCATTGACGAATCAATCGTTATTCCATCAGATGCTCGGCTGTATGGACAGAGTACGGACGGCGTAATCTTAAAAGCATATCGAAATGGGCCCGTGGCTGTTATTAAGTCCGCAACTTATGACTTGTATCACAACACTGACACGATCAACGGCGACACCTCTTTTGAAATTAAGAACTTGACCGTTGACGGAAACGGCCGTGGTATGATCGGCATCGCGCTTTACGGTTATAAATATCACATTGCAAATCTCGATATTCGCAAATGTACCGACGGGTTCTACAGCGAATGGGGTAGTTCAAACGGGTTCGCGGAGAACGGTAATGTTATGCACTCAGTAATCGAAAATGTAACGATCGGGAACTGTACGTCACATGTTGCACAGTTTTTTGGACCCCATGACAGCTATATTGACAAACTAGTCGGGCACAACTGTGTCTCAGGTCTGTACATTGTAAAAAAAGCAAGTAACGCGAACAGAGCAAACGGAACGGTTCTTTCCAACAGTCATATTTTCTCCATTCAGAAAACTGGAATTTATATCACAGATTACTGCTATTTAGATAATGTTGTGTCTGAATCCAACGGTGGTGACGGAATCTATGCGGAGTCTGAGTGTAAAATGTATAATTGCACGATATTTAACAACGGCGGAAACGGTCTGACTATTGCCGCCAACATATCACAGGCGATTGTTGAAAACGCTTCTTGTTATCAGAACACGGGAAAAGATATTGTTATCGGAGCGAATGTGAAAAACAGTATCATCAACGCTCAGACATTCAGCGCGGATTCTGGAAAAATTGCTGTGAATAGCGGTTTGCTCACAAAAGAAGCTAACAGTTATAACAATCACATCCACATCGTTAGTGCCAGTCCGTTTCATGGAATTGATTATGCACCGATGGCACTTAGTGCGGTGGAAATACCAGAAACTAGTCCTTATGTGAACACCACGGGGCGGTCTGCAAATGTAATTGTATACGGTTCGAATGACTGTAAACTTTTGTTTACTGGCTCGACTGTTAACATGAAAGCAGAGCAGAGTTATCCATTACCATGCGGGGCAACAATTACGTGGACTACTAAACCTTCTAGCATATTATTGATGTACAATCCTATTAACTAGTAAGAGGGGCTTATGCCCCTCTTTTAAATTAAGCAGATGATTTTATCGCTGTTTTTGTGGAAGAAGATTTTGAAATAATCTACTTCCATTTTCATATATGCGGGATTTTTTTCAAAACAGCCGCTCACTGTATCTTGATAGATAGTCTTGTTATTCATGTCTGTTATTATAACCACCGAACCGTTTTTCAGATTGCCACATGCTAATAATAAGTCCCGTAATGTCATATATGTTCACTCCTTTTCCATCAAAACTACTGATATTATTCTACCATGAACGCCGAAATTATACACCTCACGTTCCCCGTATTTTTCTATACCGTCCAGTGTCGGTAATATTTCAACATTTCCGTTAATTATGACCTTGAAATATTTTCTAGAATTGCAATTGGTGCACATTTCAAATAGCTTTCGTAATGTCATGTGATCACTCCTTTCTTTCATTATTCATTCTCGCTATAAAACGACACATCAACACTGTTCAACCCTGTGACAGTAAACCAATCAACCTCTCTCTCGCCAAACTCTTCTAAAACACTCTGCATTTTTACATTGCAAGTAGCTTTTCCACCATCAAAAACGCGAACATCCGCACAACTCACAAGATTTGTGCAACTAAAACATAGCTCTCTAAACGTCATATTATTTATCCTTTCTTATTAACCTGTTATCTTGTTTCTAAGAAGATTATAGCGCAGTAGTTATTGT